GCAAATTCAAGAGTATCATTTGAGTGAACAATGTAAGCATATCTGAATACTGGATGCTGATCAATTGCATTATTAAGTTCATAACCCAGGGCATGGAACAGCTTTTTAATTATTGCTCCCAAATAAGGTTGTGGCCGGTAATTTTCATAAGAAGTAGGATAGCGCATAAGCGGCCAGTATTCAAAATATTCAAAGAACTGAGTTTCATCTTCTTTAAGAAATAGGCTTGAAACTGTGCTGCCGTCATGTGCGTATTTTAGTCCCCAGTTATTTGCTGAATCATACGCGAATGTATACCTATTACCTACGAATTTATTTATTGGATCATAAAATGGGAGTATTTGAAAATCAACTAAAGGATAATCTTGTTTCAAATTAGAAATTATCTGACTTTTGGTTATTGTTGCAATACCCAAGTCAAGATCTCTTAAATTTAGATTATTACCTATTAGATAATTTAAACTACTGTTGCCAGCCACAATCTGTATGTCAACGGAAATATTTGTGAATTGAAGGACGACCTCTTTTCCCTTAATAATTACATCATTATCACTCACCAGTATTGCAGTTCTGTTTTCAAATCTCGAGAGGCTGTTTATCCTGTTTACATGTTTAAATATTTTCGAATTTACAGGGTTTAAAAGAGAAAGTGTAATATTCAGAGTGTAGTCTCCCGATTTTGTAAATATCGGGTTTTCACTGATGCTTTTACAAGAAAAATCTACCGGTAATACAACTTCCTGTCCATCTATATATAGTTGTGTCATGATCTTGAAATATTTTTTCTCATTCTGTTATACAAATCATTCGCGATTTTACTTCCACCTCTACCCTCAATATAGGTTTCTGCAATCAAAGGATCTTCGAGTTGTTTAGATAACTTCTCACTAATTTCAGTTGATCTGCTCAGTGCATTTGCAATTTCGATTAATGAAGTATCATTTTGTAAAGGCTGTTGAAAGATAGACAATGCATCGTTTAATGCTCTACGTTGTGAGAATTCACTATAATTTAGCGCAGTGTGAAAATCACGTTCAGATAAGTTACCAATTGTATTGGTACGTTGTGCCTGATCAACTACATCAAACACTTTTCGAACAGTCGGATTAGCAACAGCGAATCGGTTGCCTACAAACTCACCCTTATGAACAGAGCCATCCTCTTCCCACCAGTTACCAGGTCGAGTATAACCACCGGTGGCATAACCTTCTTTGGCTGCTGTCTGCTGTTGTTTTGCGATTGAAATTTGTCCGGCACCAAATGCGACTGCAGCAGCAGCTGCTATCGGTCCTAATATGTGACCAACAAGTGGTATTGCAGCGGCCGATTTATATGCTTCCATTGCAGCTAATGCTGTACTGGATATTACGTTTGCAACAGTAATTAAAAATTGTTTGTCTGCGTATTTTGCCCGGATCTCGTGTAGTTTAGCTTCTTTTTCTTCTTCAAGTTGTTCAGCTTGGCTACTGTTTTTTCCTGCTGCTTTGATCAGCTTGTTGTATTTTCGTTCAACAGACATTTCTTCTGCACGCTGAAAACTACTTATCGCATCAGATAAGTCTGCTGATATGTTTTGCACACCCTCTGCGACAGCCATATATTTGCCCAGGTATTTATCTAAATACTTTTCACGCAGATCATATATCCCTTTTTGATACTCCTCTTCAGATATCATCATGTATTCGTGCTGAAGATCCAGCAACATTTTCTCATCATTAAAACTGCCAGGTGTCCACTCATCTTCAACTGCCTCTTCTCCTGATCTATTTTTTACATCATCAACCATTTGCTTTTGCAATGATTTTGATAAATTATAACGTCTATTGGCTTCAGAAATCATCTTATCGGTAAGTTGAATTTCCAAATCAACTGTACCACTATTAAACTGGCTTCGTAATTCAATCATTTTTGAAATGTGAGCAACCTCAAGTCTGTATGCTTCGATATTATATTGCTCCTCAGTTATGCTTTTATCAAGCAAACTATTTTTCAGATTAAGCAATTGTTTATCATAAGATAATTTTAATTCTGCTTCACGAAGTTTTAATGCATTATCGCCAGAGGTATTCCCTGAAGGGGTTACTGGATCCTCTTCTTTTACAATTCTTTTTGTAAGCTCTAGTTCCTTTTCTTTACCTGCAACGATAGCCTTTTGTCGCTCTATCCTTTGTGATAGTGAAGCAAGTTGAATCTGATCCGCTTGTTTTGAAAAACCAGTATCAATTGAAAAAGTAGGATCCTTAAGAACACCTGATTGAGTTTGCTTATTGTACAAATCCGCATGTTGTTTTTCAAGACTTTCCAACAAGGCTTTCTCATCTCTGAGTTGTATCCATTTTTCAGTATAAGCATCATAAGACTTCTTTTTATTCTCTGAAATTTGTTCTCCAAGAGTTTGGTATACTTTTATCTGTTTATCAATACCCTCTATTTCATCGTTAATATTACTAATATTCCTGTCTGCGATATTTCTCACTTCACTACCGGCGCCTGATTTACGCGCTTCTTGCTCAGCAATTTTTGCTTCTAAATCAAGTCTTTTAGAATAAAGCTCACTCATTTTATCAGCAATAGCTTTCTGTTTAGCGTTCTCCATTATAGCAGCAGTATATTTTTCAATGGACTTTCTTGCAGTGTCTGTATTAATATTTTCGAGATTTAAATTACCTAAATACTCAGGAGAGATTTCGTTTAGCTTATTAATTGCCTTTATTCTTTCGTCTTTAGATATCTTTTCATTTCGGGCAATACCTAACAACATATCAAGCTCTGCGCGTTCTCGACCAATACTTTCTGCAGCTTTTTTGTTCACATCAATTATTGCTTCAGATTGGGTTATGAGTTTAGAGTTTCGATTACTCCATTTAACCAGACCATAAATTAATGCTGTTATGCCGGCAACTAATAAACCGATAGGATTTAATTTTGTGGTTGCCCATAATGCCTTTAATGATCTGTTCAATTCAGCTGAAGATCTACTTGCAAAAACATATTTCAATGACAGAATTGTCATTTGAGCAGATTCTTTTGTATACCAAATTATAAGTTTTGCAGTGTCTGCTATTTGCGCTCTCTTCCATAAAACATTAGCTTTCAAACCTACATTATACGCCAGAATGAGTGCGCCAATTTTAACTAAAGCAGGACCATATTTAGCAAAGAAATCCAATACATCAGGAAGTACCTTTATCACATAAGTAATTAAATTGGTGCTTTTGAGAAGTGCAGGGTTTAGCCGTTCACCTAGCTCCAACGTTGCATCTTTAAATGCTTTCCGTTGCTTCTCAAGCTGTGCCATCAGATTATTGTTTTTCACATTATACTCTTCTGTTAAAGAAGTGCCATCTGTAAAAGCCTTATTGGAAATCTCCTGTGCTTCTGAAACCTTATCTATATTTGTAGCTAGAGCAGATAATACACCTACTGCCCTGGCACCGTCCAATCCCATTTCTTTAAAAATAGGAATCAATTGTTGGAACCCACCTTTCTCAGATAGTGACTGAAGTACTTGTTTAATAGCCGCATTTGTATCAGTTTTAAGTAAGTCATTAAATTTGCCAACTTCTATACCTGCAATTTGAGCAAATTTAGCCGGTTCACTCATCATCTCAGTGATGAATTTCTGTAGTGCAGTAGCACTCATCTCAACAGCCTGTCCGGATTGGTCAAGTGCGGATGCATAACCTAAAATGTCTTGTACTGATATCCCGGCTTGTGAAGCTACACCCCCAAGTCGCTGGGTGAAATTAACTAGGTAAGCTTCATTTGCTGTACTACTTTGTCCGAGTTCATTTATTGCAGATCCTACGGCAAGCATGCGATCACGAAGCTTCATGTTGTTTAACTCCTCTGTTGAAGTCTTAAACACCTCAGTAATCTTACCAATGCTTGTAATTGCACCTTCTCCCAAATCCTCACCAAGTGCAACATCTATTTGGTTACCTGCTTCAACAAACTCCAGTACTTCGTTTTTAGCTACAATACCTAATTTGCCGGCATCACGTGCCAACATATTAAGTTCTTCACGTGCTGTCCTGGTATCCATCTGTTTGAACTCCTCATTGATTTCAACAACTACATCACGAGTGAGACCAGTTGTTTTCTGAACATCAGAATACACATCATCCATTTTGGCCATATCCTCACTGGCTCTTCTAAGTGCGAATGATAAACCTGTAATAGATGCAATAGCCGCAGTTATTCCAGCAAAATATTTATTGAATCCATTCGCTAAACGACTTATTTTACTTTCAGAAATATTTGACTCTGTTGTGATTTTATTGAGCTCTCCGCGAACTTTGCGTATATTATTATTAAGGTCGTTCCACTCCTTACTGCCTCTTTTTATATTGTTTGAGTTAAGCTGTCTGTTCATCGCAATCAGCGCATCCTTTAATTCTTTTGGCTTGGCTGTATTGAGATTTGCTAGTACATGATTAACGTCAATAGTCTGCTTTTGTAGTTCTCGCATTGATTTGCGAGCTGCTTTTAAGTCAGGCTCAAGAGTCTTAGCAAGTGCAAAATCACCTTTTTTACGGAGATCATCAATTGTCCTTGATAGTGTTTGAGCATGAACACGCATCTCATCAAGTTCCTTCTTAGCCTGTTCACCATTGAGTAAGGTGGTTAGGACTACTGTATTATTATTCATGTGATTCTTATTTTGGAACGAAAATAGAATCAATGAAAAAGAGATAAAAAGACAGTTGAGGCTACATCTCCTTCATCCTCTTAATACAACCTGTCATATAACTTTATAATTATACTTTCATCTGCTTTTTCTACAATAACCAGATACATTTGAGACAGGTAGCGTATTAGATCAGTATTGATATTTTTTGTTTTTAGTTTTATGCAGTTCATTTATATTCATTTTTTAAGGCAAGGATTTCGTAACGACCTTTAATGTAAACGTATTTAAACATATCTGCATTTATCATGGATAGTATATTTTTTCTATTGCTATACTCTTTATGTTGACGGAGTAAGCCAAGATATGAATTTATGGTTGACACAGATTTTTTGATTTCATAGATGCTTGAAGCTCTGTTTAATTTTTTAATCGACAGCTTGAAGTTATTTATTGTTCTGCTTCCACAATACATTCTATATGGCTTTGCGATTGCTCCGGTGAACTGCACACCTTTTGCATAGTGCTGTAAATAAAACTTATTCTCATTTATTGCCAACCCAAATTTTGCAAGATGCTCTCTGATTGGCTGAATAGAGGACAGGAGCTTTTCTTTGCTCTGATGGATTAGATAAATATCGTCAACATAGCGTCCGTGATGCTTAATGCCAAGATCGTTTAAATACCAGTCGAGATCATTTAACAAGAAATTAGCGAAATGCTGTGCATATATATTGCCAATAGCAAGACCCAAGCCATCGCCATTAGTAAACAGTGATTTGTTTTTAGGTAAATGACTCCATGATTCTAAAGGGCTTCGCATTTCGCAATCATTTTCCGGCTTATGAAGAGTTATAACTTTGCAGACATAGCGAAGATCCTCTATATCGCTACCCTTGTAATTTTGAACGATAAAGTCATCAACCATTTCATGCATCATTTGCTTATTTATGCTCATGAAGAAACCTTTAAGGTCGAGTTTCATTATATAGCAATCTTTCGTATAGTTTTCGCTGCATTCTATTATGTCATTCCGCAGCATATTAACGCCGTATAATACGCCTTTATTTTTACGACAACTAAAGGATCTTTCTGATAATACCTCTTCGAACAAAGGCTCGAGGCGAAGAACAGCATAGTGATGAACTATTCTATCTTCAAATGAAGCTGCAAATACCTCCCTGTATCTTGGACGGGTGACAACAAAGCAAATTGAAGTTGATGGCTTGTAAACCCTTTTGTTGATCCTGTCAAGAAGGCTTATCAGACTTGCTTCATAGTTGACTTCATAGTCCAGTGCGCTCGCTGTTCTTCTTTTGCCCGAACGGCAGTTAAAATATGCTTGAAATATATCTTCTATTTTCATAAATGTTAGTAACAGATGCTGAGACCGGGCGCACATTGATGCGATTCGTCGCCTTATTGTTCGTGTTCATGTTGCCGCTATTCAGGTTCAAGTTCCACGCGTTCGTCGCTGAATGCTCCTTTGCCATATTGATTGTCTTAACCTTAAATGAAGGTATATAGCCCATTTATTAAATTAACATTAGCTCTCTCGGTTAGCCGTGACCTTCCGATTCTCGCCTTTCTGCTGAAATAAGTGAATTCTTCCAAGCTGTTGACTGCCTGCCTATAGATGTAGTTAATGCTGATATTGCAGCAAATTTCTTAATGCTTATCCATTTGCGCTCTGACGCAATGCGAATGAGCGTTTTGAGCGTTTCAAATTTAGTTTGAAAACTAGTGAGATAGTCGATCCTTACTTTCAGAGATTTATTAATGTAAGCTCCTGAAATATCATTAAGAGCTTCAACTGAATACTCCTGCATTTTTGTGCCTATCGTAAATTTGTAAGCTTTAGGAAAATCAACAGTGATGTTCAGTATCTCATCAAGAAGAGATCTGCAATCTATATAAATTTTCGTACTACTTGATAACTTCATATTTTAAAAGCCCTGCGCTTAAACGCAGGGCAAAGCAACTGTTAACAATTAACCAATAAATGCTGAGACGCTGAATGCTCCGTTGATGACCAGTAAGTGGATTCCAAAAGCGGATTACTTCCGTTGATTAGAGTTAAAGCATGATTTATTTTGTGCATATTTGCGTATATCATCAAAAGCTCGCCCATTGATGGCAGCCACCATTTGCCGGCTGTGAGACCAGCATTATTGGAATTAGGACGGCTATATAAATTACAATAACCAGGGGCATACTCAGCAGTATTCGTAATAGCCGCCTCTGTTGACGCAGCTACTTGAGATGCTGTGTTAGCTTTTCCTTCCCAGTCGCTCAATACCAACTCTCTATTTGATGTAGTTGTACCACCTCCTGAGATTGCGGCACTGCTCCAAAATAGGGTTGATGGCTGTGTTGGGGATACAACTATATGCCGACCACCCTCAAAAACAGCAACCCCAGATGCTATTTCACCGGAATTTTGCAATGCAGCCCATTTATGCAACTTGCACATTAGTGGAAGATTATCTGACGCTCTATGATAAACAATAAAAATATTATCAGTTACAGTGTTGAGATTTAAGCCATCAAGAATCTCTTCTTCAATATCCGGTATCACGGTAGATAACTTTACTTTCTTCATTTCTTTTTATTTTTTGTCCGATTAATTAATCGGGATTTAACAATTTATTTATTATCTCTTATTAATTACTGTTTAAACTCGTTTTTTATAATTAACGAGTGTCTGTAGCGCTTCTTAAAGGAGCGTCTGGATTAATGCTGTCTATTGGCACTAATTGCTTTTCAATTATCTATAATACTTTTACACCATTTCTATAAATTCCATCTCTTCTAACTTCCATTTGCCCAACTTCTATTTTTGTAGGTGTCACTCTTGAATACCATTCTACAACTGTGGGGTGATCGGTAGTACCACCATAAGAGTTGAATATGCTGACTTCATCACTTCTGATCTCAATTCGACTTGTCACAAATACAAAGGTGGTGCCGATATAAGTTGACCATTGGTGCGTAGCTGTCAAAATACCATTTAGCACTTCGAAATTGCCTATTTTTGCCCCATTTAAAGCTTCGAGATTACCTGTCTTTATATTAAGTGCCTGTATTTTCTCAGCTGTCACTAATGCAGCTTGAAGCCTTTCGATATAAGCATCCTGCATATATAAGAACTCTGCACTTTCAAGCAGTCTCCACTGTGAAGCAATCCATGAGCCCTTTGTTGCTTGATCTACATTGAGAGCATATACAGAATAACCCAATGCAGTACCGTCTTCTCTTTTAACAAAGGGTATGCCCGCCTCTGATATGTAGTAATCTGATGTATTGCTCCAATAGCCCATTGGAATGTAATTGGTTGACTTAGCCAGATCTATATTTACACGTGCAGTTACTCTCATATTCTAACATTTACTGTACAAGATGCATCAACGTATATAGATTGATGTTCCGCAATTTTCAATCCTGGTATTGTTATAGATGTATTTGTAATTGTGAATTCAGAGCTTATATCAGTACTATCACTATTCTTGTATACTTTTATCACAAATACGGTACCTGCAACTGGTGTTCCTGTACGTGAATTTAACAGTGTGAAATTGTATGCAACATCGTCCCCGGATGCTTGGCGGGCAGTAGTTCCCTTATCGCAAATAATTGTATATGGGTCTGTGCTATCCCATACCTGACGCTGCTCTTGAGCAACGACAGTATTATTTACATAAGCGCGACAAACAACCATCAACTCACTATCTATCATTGCTTTTGTAATAGAAAAAGTTGGTGTAGTGCCTTTTGAACGCAATACAGTACCGCCCTGATCTCTGAATTCAAACTCTACTCCAGTATTTACCTGAGCACCTGAGTTGTATAGAGCTGCAGTCATTGTAAGTTGCGTTTCATCGCCATCAATGACATCATCAGCCATGTTCAAAAACAAACGATATAGGTTTGATGAAGCCTCTTCAACAAGCACAGTGATTTCAGCAGCAACATTTACTGTTTGTCCGCTTGCAAACACAGTGCCTGTAAACGTAATAGTATCACTATCGTTATTTGTGTCTGAAGCTATATTACCTATCAAGCGTAATGCTTTACTACCGTTGTAATCGATTTGCTTTATTTTACCTGCAGCTAAATCGGGAGCAGTTGCAACACCTTGAGTATCAAATGCCATTGCTACACCGTTATACTTCCAGGCAACGTTGGCTGGCACCAATACACTTGCCTGCATAACTGAGTAGACACGTGGATAAACAGCTGGTCTATCACTATCATTCATTGTAGCCCAATTGGGAGAGTGGTCCTGCGTGCCTTTTTTAAATGTCTGATAAAGAGGTGCTGTAGCATTAAGAGTTGTATTTAGGTTGTCTCCATTCTGCAACAGATTTATACTTATTCCTCCTGATACTTCTGTACTAGCCATATTATTCAATTATTTCTGGTTCGGGTTCTGTAATGTCTGGATCTGTATCCGGTTCTGTTGAATCGGGATCTACTGCTTCTTCTACGGGTTCTTCCGGATCAGTAATTTCAGGATCTATTATTTCTTCTACAGGCTCCTCTACTGGCTCTTCAGGAGTAGTAGCTTCTGGATCTGTAGCCTCTGGTTCTGAAGAGTCAGGCTCAGAAGGTTCTACATACTCAACACCTCCAAGCGCTGAAACCCTCTCTTCAATTGTTAGAGATATCATCCTTATATCTTTTTCACTTAAGAGGAGATCTTCTCCATCTTCTGTTCTTAATGTAGAATCCAATCCTGCACGCACTGCGTGTTCTTTTTTTATTCTGTAATATTTTTCCATTATGCTCCGTATGTTTCAACAGTTAATACATTATCTAAATCATCTGTAAGAAGTGCCTCTTCACCTGCATCATCAACAGTTACAGCAGCAAAAGCTTCTCTACGCTTTAAATCAGGGTATATCTGCAAATCAACTGCAGTTAAATCAATAGAAGATACCGGTATCTTTACAGATGCTCCAGTCGCCACTTCTCTCTCAACCCCATTCTCGCTTATTATCCAATTAACCAGGAATGCAGCATCAACATCAACGTTTCCTAAAGTGTCTGTTATTATGACCGAGCAGTTGAGTTCTGTTGTCCCTGGCATTATTGGTAATTCAGGTATCCTTACTTCAGTTCTGAAGGAGTTGAATTTACGAATGAATGTAACCGTATCTGAAGCAATCAATTCTTCACCTTTCCAAGCCTCACATTTGATTTGTTCGTGATCTATATAGGTTTTATCGACTGTCAATGTTCTGCCATCTGCAGAAACAACATCGCCGTATAATTCATTTTCAATTGCATCTAAGCCAGCTGAGTTGAGCCATTTGAATATTATGCCTGTAAAATCTGTTACCTCTGTATTCCCTTTCTTGAGAGTAGCAGTAACAGTTGTAGTAGTGTTAGGATTTCTGTATGCATCGAAATATACAGCACCTCTTTGAGAAAGATTTAGTATATATTGAGGCTCTGCCTTCAACAACGTTCTGAGCGTTACACTGTCTTCACGCTCGTAAACTTTGTCGTTGCGGGGATCTACAAACTTCGTGATAGCCTTAACAACTACAGATGTACCTGAAGTAATGTTTTTTGTAACTTTTACAGCATCGGTACCAATCAGTTCGTAACCCGAAGTGGATGCTGTTATCAGTTCGCCATTCTCGTAAAAAAGAGTTGTAGGTGCAATTGTAATTTCACCATCAGGATTTACAACTGAAACTATATGTTTTAAGAGCACAGGAGAAGCCGGTACTCCTTCACGATTTGGCGTATAGCTTACTCCATCAAAAAATTGAACAGCTGAGCCACCTGTTAACTGTAGTGTGCCTGACACCTGCAACGGTGTAAATTCTACTTGTATTTTATTTCCTGATAATCTCATACTTCTAGATAATTTGAAATTGTGTTTATACTTGAAGCAGGGTAAGTGGCCGTGCAGATGAATCTTACAGGATTAGTTTTAGTCCAGTTTACCCCCATATCTGCACTTGTTAATTCTAACAATCTACCGGTACCCTTTTCAATATTCCAGATAGTATCGGCTGTTTGATCTCCGCTCTCACGTGTCCAGCGCCACTGCTCATCAACAATGTCTATACTTACATTTGTATTACCTAGAAAAACAATTGGGGTGATAGTTGTCTTTACGCTGCCTGCGAAGAAAGCGTAACCATTACTGCTGTCGAATTCTATTCTGGCATCAGATCTGCCCTCTATCATGTACCAAGCGGACGACGTCCAGGATGGCTCCTCAGTCGTGCTCTCGGAAAAGCACCGCCAGCGGCATCCATGGTGCCAAACGTCATCAGTCCCGTTCTCATCATTGTTATAATATATCACACCAGCTTGCCATGGTCCCCTGTCATTGATTTCCCGGACAGGTACCCCCTGGTAATCTACCCTAATGATATCTTCAACCACCAATCCTGCAGCATATAAGTACGGAAGTCCTTCCTTGAGTGGTAAATTATCAAACTTGCTTTTGAAAGACTGTGCAACATCAAAGCTGGCTACCAATGTGCCGTTAAGAAAATCACTTGCACCATCATATAACTGAAAACCGCCCAGCTTAGATGAAAACACCATATATCGTTGCTGATCAGGATCAGTAATGTGGCCAACTCTTGCTACGTTCATGAAAGGCTGTGGTGGTAAGTTGTAACCGGATGGAGTGTCGGTATCAGCAACCAACGTTACTTTTATGAATGTTTGCCCGACCTCTTCAATTCTCATACAGGAAGTGGAAACTATTCCCGATGTTACAGCATTGTTAAATATACCTTTTATCAGTGTGCCGGCAGAATAGGCAATAGCTTCACCTTCTTCCAGCTTCATGTTCAACTGATAACTGCGGTCAGACAGATGTTCAACAGATTCAATTATTCCTCCTGGAGTTAAAATAAACTCATCTCCAATTACGGTTAATCGGTTATATCGCAATTCTGGAACCTCCAAGAGAGCACGCAAACGCAATGAAGTTGCTTCGATGTGACCTAACTCATCTATTCTTGCACCTTTTCCGGCAAACATGCCGGGAATAAAACCAAGAGTTTCAAAACCTTTTGCGAGCGTTATCAATCCCTGTGCAGTATCCGGGTTGATTTTTGAAAGGAAGTACTCAGAACCGTTCTCCTGAATCACCTTCGCAATTTCAAGCAAAGCTCGAGCTGCAGAAAAAACATTAAAATCAGACGGTTCTAAAGGAGAATCAACTCGAAGTATATCTACTAACTCACCACCGCCTTCGCCTGCTTCAATTGATTGAAGAACTTTTGCAACTGCAGCTGAAAGGATTGCACCAATAGTTGTTACCTTCGGATCCTCATTGTTAGGATCAAAAGCAGGCAAAATTACCCCCTCGTGAAGTGGTACTCTCGGGTACTCAGACAACCGAGGGGGTAAATGAAAATCCGGCGAGTCAAGGTTTGGTATGGTTATACTTGCCGGAATAGCTTCCTGGTTACGAATAAGGTTGAGCAGGGCAGCTTCGTTCTCTTCTGTGAAATGATAGCTAAAATTGTATGATGATGGCAGTGCAGCTGCCGAATATTTCACATCGCTATCAGAAACTACTATTCGTCGGATAGCGGACACGTGATAAATATATTTCTGTATAGCCGGGAAGAAGTCCAATAACCAACGACGTTCGTAATCATCGAGATATCCTGTGTTCTGATTATAAACCCGTTTCGTATCGACTAGGTATTCCTTAGAAATATTGTCGGTAGATGACAACTTATGATCATACTCACCAGTGAAATCGGTATCACCTGATGTACGGATGGTATCGAGTCCACCAAGGGAGTTTTCAAATAGAAACCACTGTTCGAGATCTGATTTCTGCTCGGTATAAAGGTATCGTTGAATGTATGTGAGACGTGTGCCGGTTAAATTCTCTACCCAAACATCGTAATGTGTAGGGTATTTCTGGCCGAGCAACCCTGAAACAATTGCATACTGTAGGTTGAAAGTGAAGGCTTTCCCGGCTACGCATGAGCCCAAGGTAATAAGTGTTTGTTCAGCGTCCGGGAAAGTTGCCTTCAGTTTTACAGTGCATGCTTCCTGAGCATAGTATGTGATCCACTCCGGGGAGTAGTAGGTAATTTGCTTATTGGTTGGTTGCCAGGTGAGGAAATTGCCACGCAACCAATTTGTAACTGTGTCGACCAAGTTTGCAATGCCGGCACGAATAACCTTAAATGTATGAGATGATCCATCTATTATGGCAGTAAATGTCTTGACAATTTCTGTCTGTTCATAGAAATTATTGTGTGAAAGAGTATATGACAGACGATTTTCTATGATGTCTTTCACATCAATAGTAGCACGTCCATCCACCCCTGGCTCATAAGTGGCAGACAGAAGGGTAGTGATGCCCTCTTTGAGCTCAAAAACTATCTGACTGCCGGAACTGACAATGAATTTCTTCATATTGCCCGACATAGACAAAGCATCCGGTTGTTGAATTATAGCCATTATTTTACTCGATTATAAATTATATATAATATCACTGCTGTGATTAAAACTACAGAGAGAATTACCCATAGCCAATCACTGCCCTGTATGGGCCTAGAGTCAGTATCCGTTTTAGTCTTTTCTTGTTTTACAACTGTGCTTGAGTCTCTTGTTGTAATGATTGTTTTCGAACCCTCTAAGGAAAGAGTTCGTTCAGTTCGCTCTTCTGAAGCCACACTTCCTTGCTGTCTGTCCCGCCACGTTTCAGATACTTTTCGTATGCTTCCCGTTGAGTCGAATTCAGTAACTCTTGTGAAACTTTGCTCAACTTCTGATCCGCTTCGATCTGATCTTTCTTCAACGACTTCCAAAGTTCGAATTGAATCAATCCTTCGTTCAATTCGCTCAGATTCCACAGCATAAGATTCATGTCTGGATGTGTCTTTTTTAGCACGGCAGCCAATAAGAGAAAATAAACACATAAGAAAAATAGCCCCAACAAGGAGATGAAAACGATTAATAATATTTCTAATATCATATTTCATATTTAATTATAATTCTGTTTTTACATTAAAACTAGGGCACGCTTTAGCAGCAAATTCATTATGACCATGAACGGTTGCTCCGGGATATTTCTTCAAAAGATCTTGGACCAACATTCGTAGGCCCACTTTTTGATATTCTGTTCTGGTATCCTTTGGCTTCATATTATTATCAACACCACCTATATAGCAGACACCAATACTATTAGCATTTTGCCCTACAGTATGAGCACCTGCAATTTCTTCATCTCTACCTGACCACACGTGCCCGTCTAAACATACTACCCAATGGTACCCTATTTTTGAAAAGCCACGATCACGATGCCAGCGATCAATATCTTTAACCGACACTGGTCTACCCTCAGGGGTAGCTGAACAGTGAATAATTATTTTATTTATCTTCCTCATTGTTGCTGTTTTTTATGCCAACCATATTCTTCAAGCGTGCAAATATCTCGGTTGATAAGAGTTCGTAAACAAAATTGATGGCCTGACTTTTTGGATAAACCTGCCTGGCGTTTTTGAATATATTTGTCAAGTAAAAGTAAATGACAATCATTGTAATCCACTTTACAGCCGTAATACCCATTTGCGGTTCACCCATACGCCTTGAGCCATAGTCAAGAAAAACTACTAATGTTGCCCAGAAGGTCAACTGAGTTATTGCATTAAATGCTTTCTTAATGTCGAAGTGAGCCTTGTTTACATGAATGTCAGTAACTATACCGGTGATGATGTTAAACACAAAACCAAGCGAGAGTAAAACGAGGATGTCTTGTACCGGTAATAAAGCCGAGCCTATGCCGGCAATGATTATATATCCTAATTCCTTGGCTCTAACAAAAACGTCTTCCATAATGCTTGCTTTATTTAGTCGGTCCATCGTTTTTTATTTCAAATTTCGTGTAAAATCATACCATTTCAAGGGACAAAATAAAAGTTACTTCTCGATGAAAAGATTTGTAGCATTGATTTGCATTGTTGCAGAATAATCTGCTACCAGATCGGCCAATTGAGGAAGGCGACGTTCTATCACCGGATCAAACCAAAGAATTGGTTGACGGTTGCCGGTGCCTTGGAGACCTGCACTATTGGCTGCACGACTTTTCATTGTGCCGTGACGGTCGATCCATCGTCCTCCGATCATCCCACCTTGACCACGACCAGCACCCCGGTGTATGTAGACTCCTTCGCGAACAAATGAAAAGCCTACACGATTGACCTCTTTGGAGTATTTATTATCGTAATATAAATTTGCTTTTAGGGAATCGGAAAGTGAGACATCACGTCTGACCAGAGATTTTATTGACCCCCGGAGTGCTTGTTTACTTTTTTCGCTCCAATCTTCTACTTCTTGATTGAATTGCTTCATTGCAGATTTGTCCTGTGCACGCTGAAACTTATCAACCTCTGAACTGCTTTCGAGAGAGAGTTCAAAGGGCAAGTAGGCAGAACGACGAGATGCACGGAGCTGATTAGTGAGCTTACGTGCATATTGACCTTGTTCTCTTAATTTTTTATAATAACCCATATTATTTCCACATTGCTGGATTCAACTTATAATTTACTCCTTCGTCAAGATAGAAATCGAGGATCACTCCGTAGAAGAGATCCCCGATCGGTCCGAAGCCATACATCGGCAAAGAACTCATATCTATTTTATCGCAACCGTCTATATATTTACTATAATCGTGCAACATGCGAGCTATAACTTCAATCATTACCTCTTTACAAGCTTCTTGTGCCTGAAAGATTGTATCAGTATCTGTTGATTTAGTTTGCTTAACAATTACTATACTGTAGCCAGGTCTTTCAATAAGTGAGTCGGTATTGTTAAGTGAAAAATCACTTATTGCACCATCTATAGCAATCATTATCATACCGTGAGCCCTTGATATTTTTTCATTTAGCTCCTTAAGCTCACTACGCTCTGTTGCACGGAAAAAATGGCAATCGGTATCCGTGTGAGAGATAGGGACCAATTGCCTGGCTAGCTTTTCTGAATATTTAAAATGATCGTACATTATTACTGCTTTTTGTGTTTTTTACTTTCTTTCTCATAATTCTCGATCCGAATAGAAGCCATTTCCATTGAATATAGAGCGTCATATAGGAGAGATTGACGAACCTGATTTTTCTTGGTTACGTCTCCCTCGGCAAGTGAGTCAATAACTCGTTGCTGATAATCGAAAACGTTAGTGTTTGAGTCGTCACCGGAGGGTTTAAATACATGTGGAAATTGCAACTGGATAAATGACATTGTGCCTTGTATGTACCACAGGATAGCGGCCTTGACTGATTTTCGCATACGACGAACGGTCCGCACCTCATGTTCCCCATCGCTATTGGTATACAAAACATTTATCAGCTGATCAAGAGCATCCGGATCCACATTTAATTGGCTTTGCCATGTCTGCAGCCAAACAAATTGCTCATAAGTTATATCTTCCAGGGCATCACCGGGACCGCGAAGCGACTTACCCCTGCTCTTAACGTGTTTGAAGTGGTTAATTGTGATCTTGGGGGCTATGCTACGAATATTATCGTCGTTTATCTCGAATAGGTAGTCAAACACTTCCAGTACAGCGGTAAGTTCGTCTGCAAACAGAGGATGCCGCCCTTGCTTCGTCTTAATCACGAAAAGGCCATTGCCGATATCCTTACTTACTGTACCTCGAATGCAGTGCAGGAAAAACTTTAATTGAATTTCCACATAGGTAAGATTTTCCCGACTGGAAAGTTTCACCAGGAACATGAACTGCGTTTTAGTCATTTCATTCCAACTGGCCGGCACTTTGTAAACTGCGTCTTGTATGTTAATCTTTATCATGATCTGCTTGCTGTTGCTACAAATATTCTACGTTCCGAAGAGTTGTATTTTACAATACCTTCATCGGCTTCTTTCTTCTCAGCTGCAACCAAGGCTTCATCAAGTGTACTTCTCCAATAAGCTGCCTGTTCATCAAAATAGTTACCGGTATATTCTAAATCGCTGTATAATGGACGTATTACAGGCTTGAATTCGAGTTGAGATTGAGCATTAGTGGTTCGCTGTGTTTTGGTTGTTTGCGAGGTGTGTAGTGCAGCTACACGTGATCCGGTATAAGCCTGCATTGCACTGGTGATCTCTTCTGATGCTGTTTTATCGAAACTGGCCCTCATTTCTTCAGGTAAAAGTTTGAATGTTTCACTCATCTCTATGCGTTTTACAAGCATACGCAGGTGATGAAATGTCAGGGGGCTGTTATTGATGTCAACCAATCCTTTTTCCTGAAACTCTGCTCCATTATCAAACAATTTTGTACCTGTCGACAACTCTGCTGTTGCCCACTCAGGATATAGATCTTTGTTTGAGTGAAGATATCTGAGTGCATTATCCAGATTACTCCATCCACGGTTGAAAAGGCTTTCAGTTGCTTTTGCAATTTTGGAATCTGATGCAGGTGCCGAGGTCTGACTACGAGTAACTGTATGTCCACTTTCACCAAAATTGATACTGAATTCATCTGTTGCAAGTGCCATTGAGAATGGAGCCAATGCACGACAGAGATATGTTTTCAGCTTATCTGCTGTTTCCACGTTCAGTTTATCGATTAATTCCTGTCCAACATAAGGTCTTATGTATTTGTCCTGGGCATCAATAATGAATTGACTGAACATCTCAAAATCAATACTCTTGTTAACCCTTATATACTTCTGAAGATCTTCTATTGTATTAATTAGTGCTTCCATAATTTATACTTTTTCGTTACCTATTTGTTTTTCTGCACCGGTGTTTTTGTCAAGAGTTGTCAGCATGATGTTTGGTATTATGAAATCGATATCTGCAGGCCAACCGTTAATTGCCTTGACTATTTTGAGAGGTTGGATGAGTAACTCTCTAACCGGTTTCATAAGACTCTGCTTGATGATGAAAAGCTCACGTGCTTCGGTACCGTTGATGTTTTTTGATTTGCCAGGACTGGCTCCCTGAAGGCTAGGATGAACTCCCATTGCGTAGCAAATAGCATTACTGGCCTCTTCGCTGTCTTCGATATATTCACCACCTTTTATGAAGCTTTCAATTGGAGTTATTTTAATGTCTGACTTTTCGATGTTTTTTTCAAAGGATCCATAGTCGATTTCAGAAGCTAGGTTTTTACCCGCATTCTCTTTGCCCGATAAGAAATCTTCTAGTTGCTGGTAGAACTGCTTTTGACGTTCTGCCTGTTTTTTCTTGTCTGTTATACCCTCTTTTTTATACAGATCGTCAAAAAAACCTTTGCGGATCTGGATGTGGTATTTTATAACCATCTGATTACTTATCAGATTCATTTTGAACTCAGGGATGGCGCAACTCAGATCGTACCAATGACTTTCGAAGATTGACCACCAATATGCTTTTTGATAGTAGAATTTACCCGGAGATGGTTTTCCTATGTGCATGATGAAGCGACGATCATCAACTTTTTTCTTTTTTCCATCTAAGCCTGGCTTAAAACCCATGCGTACTTTAAGGTCATGGAGCGGATTGTCATAGTCAAGCAGTGGAGTTAAAACAACATCATCCTGTGTGTCTCCGGCCCATTTTGCACTATAGCAGTGGTACTCTATTTCTCCATTACTGTTCATTACTGAAAGTCGACTGAAAGCAGCTTCCTTAAATCGCATTTGTACTATTTTAGTGCCGGGCTTGTTGAAGATGAATTCAACGAATGCATTATGAAGTAATGAAAGATCTGCTACCAACTCCTGTTGAATTAATGGGTAGTTATTATCGTCAATGAAGTCGAAGATCTCTTTTATTTCTTTATTTGTATCTGACCGCTGAAGTGGTATGTTTGTAACCTTACCAGTTGAATCGTCAATACTTTGTCGCACGGGGATAGCCGTTTCTCCGTGTCCCATATTTCCGTTAAATTCAAGGTTTGATGCAACTATGTTATTCTTGAATGCATATTTGATTAGCTTATCCGGTAAGTCATTATCAACTCCCCATGGGTATACAGGAATTTCCTTCGACTTTCCCTTAGGACTTACTGTCACCTTATTGTCATCTGTGGCGTCGGCTGTCAAACCAACCCCGGCTGCTTTATTTGATAAGAACTCGGTGACTATTGCCGGAGACTCTCCTTCTAAGATTGCGTAATTGTCAAATACTTTCATAGATATACTCTTATATGGTTGAATTCAATTATTGTTATACGACGTATTTTTCGAGGGTAGTATTCACCTTCAGGCATTACATTAAGTGTATCTCCGGATGAATGAAATGAAGTGAGTACGCAACTTATATATTCACGTATCTCGCCATTTTGTTTGACGAATTTAACCTGGAATGGAAGGCGTTTGCCATCCTTTCCAATTCTCTCCATCATTTCCCAAATTCGGGATTGCTTAATTAATTTACTCATCGCGATTGTTTTACAATGCAAAACAACCGCTTTTCGGGTGGAAGATAAAGGACAAAAAAAAGCTGCCCATGAATGGACAGCCTATTTTTACAGTGTTTTGAGAAACATAGTCATGTTTCGGGTAGCAGAAGCGTTATCAACTCTCTTAATCGATCATAAGACTCAAGACGTTCTTTCTCATTCTTGCTTTTGAGAAGAGTGTCTAACCAGCCTAATGCTTTTGTTACTGTGATTGATTTACTCATTCTGTAATGCATTTGAAATGAATATATAGGCAGGAAATAAATAAGGTCCTACCTCCCCGTTGCATTACACCTATCATAGGCAGTGGAGGCATTAACACACCACACGGGAGTAGGACCAGTCTATTAAATGAGCTTAACGCTCTCCTTAATTACGGATCACTCGCCTATGAATAAGATGTAATGCACTGCAAAGATCGTAAATGTTTCGACAGACACAAAAAAAATCCAGAGCTACCTTTTCAGTGTATCTCTGGATGATCATAAGTTAAGGTTGTTTATTATTTCCTTTTGATTGCCATACCGGTAGCAATGTACATAGATGGCCTTAGAACATTGCCATACTTATCATATGTACCGGAGACATATTCTGTCTTTAGATTAATCAATCCATCTGCACCAACATCTGCAGCTGCAAATACAAGATCCTCGACTACATCATCTATAGTTGCACTGATATAATCGCCATATTTATTGTTAGATGATCTTGTATGATAGTAGACATCATCAGTCTGATCACCCTTAGTCCCTATAACTTCATATCCACTTTCTATTATAGCAGACAAACTACCGAGTGGTTCATAATCAAAACTGACCGAGTTAGATTCAGTAATAAAGAATCCCTGTGAGGTATATTTTTCAAAGTCTACTACTGTTGAATAACGGTTGTAGGGATGTTTCACTAAAACACACGAAGACAACAATGCTGTTAATAAAATAAATACTAAATAATTTTTCATGACTTAAACTATTTTTTACAAATGTAATGAATATGAATATATAGTGCAAATGCACTCTCAAAATACATCTTATACGTGCGATGCTTTTTGAGGGCGGGCGTAAATTTTAACATTTGGCATATTACGGCATTTTTCGAAAGTGCTTTTGCAAGTTTTCCTTAGGGCGGTGCGTGGTCTATTGACTGGGATAAGGGAAAATATTTTCCCTTAACAACCCTTTTTGGCTGACTGCCTGATACATAACTTTTCGAAAATGAAAATACCGTGAGCCGCTTTTACTTTTATTTAACATCTCTTTGGTTATCAGAACATTAAGAGCCTTTTTAGTAGGTTTTGAGGGTGTTTTATTTTGAAACGCACATTTTTAACTTTTCTAAGTTAAAAGACGTAATAGAGCGAATTATTAATGTTTGGGTAGATGTTATTTTCATGATGCTTAAAACTTAATTAATGACAGCTAACAGCTTGTTGCTTATGTAGTTATAATTTTGTATCTTGCATATAAGAAAAGGCAGTGAAAGTTTGGAGACCGTCAACCGCCTTTTCAATGTTCAAAATTTTACTAATCTTTTAAACAGTTCAAAGGTATGAAAAAAGAATCAGCTAAGCAAGTGCAGGAAGCAGAGAAAGGAGGCAAGCAATGACAAAGAAAATTAAAGTTTGCCGTAAATGGTCGGGGAGTAAATCAGTGCCGAGCGTGAATCTTCAGGGTATTTATTTACAGGAGTATAATTTTAATATAGGTGATAGCGTGCGGGTAGAGTTTTACCGGGACGAGATCCGGATAAAAAAAATGAATGCACGGCAGATCTTACGGCATATGGCCGAAGAAAACCCGGCAGTCTCAGAATTAGTTAGAGAGTTCAACTGCCAAATTTGCGATTAATGTAATCGTTTTATTGCCTGAGCGGGTCCCTGGATAGGGATCCTCTCGGGCGCTTCTTTCTTTGACCGGGCAAAGAAAGAAGCAAAGTAACCCGGAATCACCAGCTAAATCAGATAGATTATAGGGTGATGGGAATTTTCTTCTAGAAAATATGTTGTATAACATGCAAAATAGTTACGTTTATATTTGCTATGTATCAAAATTGATACTATCTTAGCAGTATTAAATTTTACTAATCATTAAACCCGGCGGCAACGGATAAGCGGCGTAAAATAAATGAAAAATATCATCGTAATTAATGAAGTGGACTGTTACTTAGGTAACGCATGGAAAACAAAGTATGCTACTCACAGTGCTGTTCAACATCAAATTTTAGTTAATAACAACCCTCTAGGTCGAAGAAACAAGGTGTCTGACGATGACAGAGGCGAGCGAATTGCATTTACAAGAGAAGTTCCACAAGAGTTTGTAGATTTTTTCCAACAAGCTGAAGTGCTATGTTGGAAAATGAAATCTGAGCACTGCAAATCTATTGAAGAGTATAACGCAGCGGCTGAATTCAACAAGCCTATTAAAGAAAACTTAGACTTGGTTATTAGTGAAATGTACGCAATTGAAGATTTGGGCTTAAGCTACAACGAGTTTAAGGGAATATTGCTTTACATATGAAAGTAAAATGTTACTCTGTTCGCCTTGAAGCCCTGGTCGGTATATCTGACAGGGCTTACAAGGCTGTAGGGTTTGATGGATCGACGGCCATCATCCCAAAGTCGCAAGTTTTCGGGCAAGATTACGATGTGATGAAGAGTGAGGCTTTCTGGATATCGGAGTGGATTTTGGAAAAAAAATCAATCCAGTACAGCACAAAGAAAGTAGCTTGGTTTGACAGGGATTCAAAGAAAATGATACCGACATTTATAACTAAAAAGCATGTACCGGACAAAGTTGTCCCTGTTGAAAACAACGAAATTAAAGAGTTAAAAAAATAAAATATTTAAAATATGAAAATAGCTATTAAACACAGTACTAAAGGGTTTTTGCTATACAATAAGGATTACCCTGGTGAATTATGGACGGTTGACCATAGTAACAGATGGATTAGAATTTTCAGTAATGTTGAGCAGGCAGAACAGTGTGCAAAAACATTGAGAAACTTAGACGGTGAGCTATTGAAAAAGGTTGATATTATTGAAATGCTCCCAACATCTGAACCATTTCACTTTGAATCATACAATGTTGTAAAAACAATAATAAATGAAGTTGAAGAATGATCAGAAAGCAGCCAAATCCCATCTGTCCGACTGGCGGGTGGGAGCGTTGTTTATGGAAGCAGGTACCGGTAAAACAAGAGTAGCTGTTGAGATTGCAAATGAAACAACTGCTGATCTGGTTGTATGGATTGGGCCACTGAGAACGATCAAGCCTAAGGAAGGCATTTCATCCATCATTGATGAAATAAACAGGTGGGGTGGCTTTAAGGCTCCAGTGATTTTCTTCGGAGTTGAATCTATCTCGCAATCTGACAGAATATTCCTTGAATTGAGAAATACAATAGAGAAAGCCAATAATCCGTTTATCATAGTGGATGAAAGCCTTAAGATTAAGAACAGCCAGGCAAAACGTACAAAAAGACTTATGGAGTTGAGCCATTTAGCTAAATATAAATTAATTCTAAATGGAACACCTATAAGCAAAAATCTTATGGACTTGAAGCCTCAAATGGATTTTTTATCACATAAAATACTCTCGATGAGTGATGCGGAGTATAAGAGCACATTCTGCGAATATACAAAAGTCACAAAGTATTTTGGCGGTAGAAGAGGCTATACAAAGGAGTTTATAACCGGATATGAAAATATTGATTACCTGTATTCGCTTATAAGACATTACGTGTATGAATGTGATCTAAAGCTGAATGTGAGCCAGCAATACAGTGTGTTAAATTATGAGCTGTCGGAGAAAGACAGAGAGGATTACAACTTTTTGAAAACTAAATATCTTGATAATGAGATGCTGATGTGGAAAAATAATAATATTTTTCTCGAAATGACTCAAAAAATGCAACACGCATATTGTTGTAGTGAAAGTAAGTTTGAGGCAGTTCAAGATTTGTTTGAAAAAACAGATCCTGAGAAAACGATAATTTACTGCAAGTATATAAATAGCCGGAAAGAATGTGAGAAAAGATTTCCTAAAGCGACTGTTTTAAGTTATCAAAAAGAATCGTTTGGACTGAATTTACAGCATTTATCTAACACTATATATTTTGATAAGAACTGGGATTATGCTTTGAGGATCCATTCGACCAGGAGAACATTCAGGACCGGGCAGGAGTATGATTGTCATTATTGGGATTTGACCGGTGATGTAGGTTTAGAAATAATGATAGACAACAACATCGAAAAGAAGATAGATATGGCGGAGTATTTTAAAGGAAAAACTAAAGAAGAATTACGTGAAGTATTATAATAAAAATAAAAACGTTTACGAAGCAGCAGTTGAGCGATTTGAGATCATATTCAAAGAGTTTGATCGTGTTTGTATTTCGTTCTCAAATGGGAAAGACAGCGGAGTGCTACTAAACTTAGCTATTGAAGTAGCCAAGAAGCTGAATAAGCTGCCTGTACATGCAATGTACATTGATATGGAAGCTCAGTATCAGCATTCTATTGATTATACAGTTAAAATGTTTGACAGGTCTGAGGTAAAGGCTTATTGGATATGCTTACCTATTCATCTGAGAAATGCAGTATCTCAATTTCAAAATCATTGGTTATGTTGGGATCCTGATAAAAAAGATGCATGGGTGAGAGATCTGCCGAAGCATCAATCTGTAATATCAGATGAAAGCTACTTCTCTTTTTTTAGACGTGGAATGGAGTTTGAAGAGTTTACTCCAGAGTTTGCTAAATGGTTTTCACAGGGTGAGAAAACAGCATCTGTGATAGGAATACGAAGCGATGAAAGTTTGAACCGTTATAGAACGATAAAGAGTGATAGCAAAATAACCTACAATAATTATCAGTGGACTACGAAGCTTTTTAGAGAAGATCCGGAGCAAGAAATATATAATGCTTATCCTATTTATGATTGGCATGTGGAAGATATTTGGACGGCAAATGCTAAATTTGATTGGGAATATAACAAGATTTACGATCTTATGTACATGGCTGGTGTATCATTGCATAAGCAACGCCTGTGTCAGCCATACGGTGATGACCAGAGGCAAGGCTTGTATTTATTTAAAGCCTTGGAACCTGAAACTTGGGCAAAGATTGTGAACAGAGTTGAAGGTGCTAATTTCGGCAACCGTTATACTGAAACTGATAAAACGACCTTGGGTAACTACAAGGTTAATTTACCTCCGGGGCATACATATGAATCTTATGCAAAGTTTCTTTTAGACACTATGCCTCCATATTTAGCTGAACACTATCAAACTAAAATAGACACTTTTTTAAAATGGTGGGAGAAAGAGGAAATTAAAATAATTCCTGATACAGCAGATCCGAAAATGGAAGCTGCTAGAAAAGCACCTAGCTGGAGACGTATATGTAAAGTATTACTTAAAAATGATTATTGGTGTAAAGGTTTATCTTTCTCACAAACTAAGCGAGAACTCGAAAAGCAAATGGAAATAATAACAAAATACTCAGATATATTATGAAGATAGATTTACCAGAAAATATAACTATAGATGAAAAGGTTTCATTATTTAATGATTTAACACAGCAACTGTATGATTGGATTGGATTAAAACATCCATCTCTTAATGTGCAGTTAATTAAGGCAGAACAAATTCAGGGCAACGATTATAACCCTAATAAGGTTGCGCCACCCGAAATGAAATTATTGAAGCTATCAATAAAAAAAGATGGAGTGACTATGCCAGTTGTAGTTGCGAATCAAGACAAAAAGAGGATGCCGTATGTTGTTGTTGATGGTTTTCATAGAACAACAGTAATTAGCCAGGATAAAGAGATTAATGAAAGCCTTGCCGGCTATGTGCCTACATCTAGGCTAAACAAATCAATTGAAGATAGAATAACGGCTACTGTGAGGCATAACATGGCCAGAGGCACACATCAGGTTGAATTATCGGCAAAGTTGGTTGCAATGCTTAAGAAGCATAATTGGACAAACGCTCGCATTGGAATGGAGCTTGGAATGGATGCGGACGAAGTATTGAGACTCAAACAAATAACAGGATTAGCAGAATTATTTAAAGACAAAGAATTTAGTAACTCATGGAAATGAAAGAGAATAATTATGAATGGCAATTAATGGTATTGACCTTGAAAGAAATTGCATCGGATAAGAAGATTACGCATGAAATGATTGCAGAGCGTGCAGGAATGGCGAGAGATAATGTGACAAGGTTTTTTTCGGCCAAACATAAGCCTAACCTTGATATGTTTTTGACTATTGCTAAGGCTATTGGGGTTTACTTTTATTTTGAAGATAAAGACGGCACTTCAGACTTGACACGGAGTTTTGACAGGGCTATGACAGAACTAGGTCGTAGAGGTGAAATAATGAGCAGAAATTAAAACAAAATACCGTTGATGAAGATTGAAAAGGTGGTTGCCGTGAGGTTAGCCGCCTTTTTTTGTTATTTATTCAGGAACATTACGGAGGTGGTGATTTTGGATGGTTCGGTGTAGAAGTAGTTCATGCCGACAAAGAGGGTGTCCCAGGCATCGGTGATGTGGGTTTTGTGTTCGTCAGGAGCTTCGGGGGTATCGGGTTTGCTTTCGGGTGATTTATCTTTCTCAAAGCCGTTTTTACCTGTTTTGACGCCTGTTTGCTCCATGGCTATTTTTAAGAATTCATTATTGTATTCGTTGAAAAGTGGAAATAGAATGCCGGTGTCGCCTTTAAGAGCACGGTCAATCTCTTTATGACGCCAGTCGTGCCGTGGTTGTTGACCGATATATACTTCTGTGACGTCGAAACTGCCATCTCTGAGGCAACGAGTGATTGTTTCGGCATATGATTCATCATCCTTGGCGGTTTCCCAAACGAAGGTGTGATCGAAGTAAAAAACGATTTCTTTATTTATTTTATTCCTGTAATAGTTACATATTTTTTTACACAGCTCGGGGAGCTTATCCGGTGTTTTTACGTAGAACGATTTGAGTGTTCGCATTTTATCACCATCTTTTTGCGCCACGCATGCACTGGATATTGCAGCGTTGGCATCGAAGGCAATGTAAAGAGGTTCGAGCGTTTGCAGATCATCATCATTTAGGCAGTCGTCGGCATCGAAATTAAGGCCATAGACCTCTTTTACATCGCGTGGGATATAAAAGTGAAGGTTCTCATCGAGTGCAGAATAAAAGCCATTCTCGACCTTAAAAAGGCGTTCATTCAGGAATGCAGTGCGCCAAATGAGCGGCGGATTGTCGCGCTTCATTTGCCACATGAAATCTTCGCCAAGTACTTCGAGGTTTTCCAAGACATCGTACTCACCATAAAATAGGGTATATTCTCGCTTTTGTTTATTAAGAGGATCGGGTTTTTGCACCGGTTGATATTTGCGCGCTCCATTTATATCTTCGGTGAGTTCGCGATATTGCCGCTGTTGCCACTCTGTTCGCTTCAGTGGATGTATGGATCGGTATTTTTCTCGCTGTGCATATAGTGCTTTGATTAGATTGATGTGATTAACTGACATCTCTTCTCGTTTATCGAGGATCCAACGACCGCCTTTGTTAGTGGGCATATCTGTTGAATATAGTTCGGAATGGTGAAAAGGTGAGTAACCGAATTGATTAATATTACCTCTATTAGCAGGGTTAACTTCTGATTTTATTTTATTGTAATCTAAGAATTTTGCTTCCGGACCAATTATCCAGTCGAGTGACATCGAGTTAGCTGACATGGCATTTGCAAACGAAAGAATGAGCATTACTGTGCCATTCCAAAAATGAATAGCATTTTGCCAGGCATCGCGCAAAGGTTCGCGCTTTGGCTTGGCATAATTGGCTGATTCGGGTGCACGACGACCAATGAAATAATGTATTTCGGGGTAGTAGCCCCACATCTTTAATCCATTTACTAGGGCAGGCAACGTGTTTCCCCAGGCTTTGGCATAGCTTGGTGATATAAGGGCACCTGTGGAACCTGGCATATCCCAAACGTTGCGCAAAACAAATGGAGCATCTACACCTTCAGACTTACCGGTACCACGTGCAGCAACAACGTATGTTTTATTAGCCTGAACTAACATTATTTCGCGTTGCATGCGGTTGAAGAACTTTTTCTTCCTGCTTTCGGTGTGGGAGTTTAATGCTTCCATTTATTGGTTATTTATTTTAGTGAATGATCTCTGCTATCTTAATTTATTTTAATGTTTGGCTATTCTTCTATTGTGGCGTCGGTTGCTTCGCTTTGCTTATCTCCCTTCCAGAGAGCACGCAGTTCGCGACGGCGTAGTTCTAGATTATCGATCTTTTCGACATTTTCGAGTAGGGAGGGATCTGCAGAAGGTTCGATATCGAGAGGTATCATTTGATCCCAATCAAAATCATTATCCGGTTTATCTGCCATTGTGTATTTTCCTATTTTATCGAGCGCTGAAGCCATGCCCTTGGCATCTAATGTTGCTTTTGCCAAATCATAAGCCTCTTTTGCACCCTCTATTATCATATACCGATACCAGTTTTTTGCGCTTAGTTGTATGTTTCCAATAATCTTTTGAACGGCTGCAATGTCGCGATAAGCAGTTGTTTTGCTTACAGGTGAGAATATTCCGGCAAAACCAGATTCCAGCTCTTCGACTAATACTTTATCGGGTTTTAGAGGATTGTCCATTTTTTGAGATATGCAATACACCCACCTTTTACGACGCTCATTTTCGTTAGGTGTTAATAGTTCCGCAGCTTCGCTTTCGGGCAGATAAAGAACTGATTCTATTTTCTTAAATGCATCATCCTTCATGGCTAATCTATGTTTTGTTCCTTAATAAATTTAAGTGCGAGAGGTTCGGCAGCCGGAGATCCTGCTTTTGCCAACTTAATAATGTTTTGACGCAGCTCGAGTTTTGTTTGGAGCCTACCTCGTTGAAACGCTTCATATTCGGCTGAACCCTGTTGCGAACGACAGCGTACAACAAAACTTTTGCGTTCTTCGAGTGGAAGATCTAAAAGAATTGCTATTTCTGCCGGAGCAAGAAGAGCGGCGGCATATTCCTGAAGTAGTTTAAGTTGGTCGTTACTCATGTAGATCTATTTTTTTAGTTTGCTCACCTCATTTATAAGGCGAGCAAATGTTACTCAAATATGAACGGAATTGAATCGTTGTTGAAAACATTATCGAAATAATCTTTGTAATAATTGTATGTAGTAGCCTCTGTGGTAATAATACCCGCTTCGTGGCGTGTTACTCTGTTCATGTTGGCACTTCCTACCATAGCTATGTTTATAAGCTTGTTATAGCAAATTAAAAGCTTCATATGAGTTGATGATATTCTAATCTGATCGGCAATGCCGGAAGAGAAAAACATCATGTCTATTTTGTGCCGGTGGACGTTATGATCGAACAGGAATTTAACAGACAAAAGCTCTTTTCGATCTTTCATGAAGAATATCGGTCGCAAGCTATCTTCTGAAATATTGAAAGATGCTACAGAAAGATGAAACGGTCCTACATAATTGAAAAGAAAGGGCAGTATCTCGTGTACTGCCCATTCTCCTTTATGTGCGTATGGGATTATCATGCCGGGCAATGGGCCGTGTGGAAAATAATCTTTAAAGTTACCTTTCATCTTTTTTAGAGTAATATAATTGTTATTCTAAATCTTACTACTCTTATGGAATTAAAGCTTCGAGCTCTTTTAATTCCTTGCTGTACGTATCAATTTTTTCCTGAGCAGTTGTAGCTTTCTTTTCGTTGCCTGCGGCCTTATGCTTTTTATATGATTCGGTGTTTCTGGTTATATAGGATTTCAATAAACCTATTCTCTTAGCCAGATCTACGCCAAGAACGAGCATGTTTTGCTCTAACACTTTTTCCGCTTCTTCTTTCTCGATATTTGATTCTGGAATGCCTGCTAAGAACTTATCTATGCGCTTCCAAATAGCACGGCGCTCATCATCGAGCTCTATTAACTCTCTTCGGAGTTCTGCACGCTTATCGTCGGCAATTTCTGCAGCCATATCGGCATGTACTTTTGCCATGTATGGAACCAATTCTTTCAGTCGGGTACGTATTGGAGCGAAGTTTTCGGGCAGTTGGTCGAGAGAACTAATAGCAGGCTCATTAGGATCTGCCGGAGGTGTTTGTTCTTTTACCGGTACCTTGAAGTCCTGCACTATGCCTTTGCCGGATAAACCTTCTATATTAACTGCAGATTTTTTGACTTTCTTTTTTGACTGAGCTTCGATGAATTGCTCAGGAGATGATTTTATGCGACGTTCGCAAAACAGGACCTGATTTACAAGTACAGGAAAACGACCTGCAGTATCAAATTGCGAAATGTCATCACCTTTTACGTCATTCAGATATTTGCCGAATGATTCTTTTTGCTTCTGTGAGGCAAACTTATTAAAGTAGGCTAATCCTTCAGAATACTTTCTGTTACGGTTGGCCAGCCATTTTTGAATTTCTTTAAGCATAGTTTTAATTTTTATTGGTCGATAGACCGTTGTTTTACTTTTTAAGGAAAAAAGGAGTGGCTGCTGAGCTGTGCAGCCGCCTACTCCTTTGACGATCAAAATTCAAGATATGTATGAGAAAAAGCAAGTTTATTTTACTCTTGTTTGTTTTACGGTGCTACAACCGGGTTTTCTATTTCGTCCATATCAATTGGTGTTCCCAAAATGATATAAGGGCAGAAACTGTCAGCTTCGGCGGTGAAAGTAGTGCCTTTACGATCAGTTGGAGATGCTCCACCAGCAAAAGCAGGTTTGATTGAGCATGGCATACCACTTTGACCAACCATATACTGAATACCTTTAGCATCCTCATAAATAAGGTAACCTGGAGTATTGTTGACCTTACGTGCAAATGCACCAGCTTCGGCACTTGATCCCGGGTGCATCCACTCAAGCGTCTGCAAGAATGACTGACCGTCAACTTCTCCCTGATTTTCTGAATTGTATGAAACTGTATTTTTTGTTGCGTATATGAATATTGGTTTATCTCCAGCCTCCTTAAATGTGAATGCGCCTGCAGCCGTGACAAGATCATCGGAAGCAACAGGTTCAGTGGGTAATTCAGGAACGACTGTGACTGCACTGGCAGGAATAAATAAGAGCCTATTTTTATAGCCACCCATATTTTCGGATCCGGAAGGCCATGTAAGGTTAGAAAATCCAATAGGCATGGCAAAGGCTAAGGCCATTCCGGTACCCATTTCAATTTGGGCAATAACTATGCTGACAGTCACCAGCACAAGCGCCCCTAGGAATTTTTGAAATATATTTTTCATCTTTTGAAATCTTTTATATGATTTTGTAAATTATATACTTATAAGTGTATTTTTTGAAGGATTAGCGGAACCGTGAGAGAAGTCCCGCTAATTCTTATTAGTTTACACTTCCGGTTCTGCAGCTACTTGATAGTCGCCAGCCCAGTCATTGATGGTATTGATTTCCTCGTTCACCATGAACTCTTTCGGATGGATATCACGAATACGAGTATCATAAGCTGACTGAACCCAGAACTGCACTGCGTTGGGATCCTTTTCAACGTTACGTACTTGAATGAAATTGCTGTCTGTTGTATTACGTGTACCCACGTCAAGCTGTCCGGGTATCGTAAGCATAAGCTGAGATCCTGTTCCGTATTCCGGCTCAGATATAATCTCCATTCTTGGCATGTTGGCGTCGTCGCGGAGCAAACGAACAGTGTCCTCGAATGTAGGATCTGTATGAGCCTTAACTCTCTCTTTATAAGATTTACGCACAGCGTTCATCACAGATTCAGAGGCATATAGTATTGACTGTGATCTGCGAAGGAAGTAATTGGCCTGTTTCAACCAATCAACCAAAGCCTGATAATCATCTCTTGGATCACCTTCTGCAGGTATTACACCAAATTTGCCAGAGTTTACCAGGTTTTTATTGGCTTCAGAGATCTGTTCAACAGTTTTCAAGAGCGTTAATTTGTAATTGAAGCCGTTGAATGCAGTTGAAGGAGAAAGAACCTGTTCGTCACGCTGAGCATGGAAAAGATTGAATGCAACATCTTCTGAAAAAGAAGTTACGATATCTCTCAATATCAAAAACTCAAGCGGATGCTTTTTTGATTTATTGTCAACAGGGTTACCCTGGTTAGACAAAATATCAATTTCTTCGTAGTTAGTCACGTTGTCCGGGACATTTGCGAAAACAATTTCAGGTTTAAGAGAAGCCTCTACGAACTTCATAAGTTCTTTATTCTGATCAAGAGTTAATCCTACAGAATAAGGAGCCAGAATACCTGCCTGACGGCGTTTGTTTTTGATGATGTGCTCACCAGACTTAACATTCATGATGTTAAGTTTCATCCTTTTTGCCGTATCATTCAATTGGATAAACGGAAGAGTCTTGAGAACAGGATCCCAACGTTTTGCTGCTGAAGAAAGGCCTTCGAAATTTACAGTTTTAGCCATAGTTTTTATTTTTTTTGAGTGTTATTAAATCAATCCCTGTTTCTTTGCTTCAGCGATGACAGCAAAAGGATCGTCCTGATTCTTATTGGCGAATCCAATAATATCCATTTTCTCGCCTGAAACTTCTGATTCGGCGGTGATAGTTGCAGTTGCTTCTGCAGGCTGATTGTCAAGATCAGCTTCCAATTCGGAAACACGATCGTTGGCTTTTTGCAGTTCTGTTTCAAGCTCAGTGATGCGAGCATTGGCAGTGTCGAGTTCCGGCTGAAGATCCATGACCTCGGCCACGTCATCTGCCTGCACCATCTGTATGACAGTTTCGGCTGTGATATCCTCTGCAGTGATATCCTCGCCACTCTCTAAGATGGCATTTGCGATCTGATCGAAAGAATTGGCCTTTGCAAGCAGATCGGCATGTTGTTTGTCTGTTAATACTTTCATTATACGAAATAGTTTAAGATGTTGGAAAAAGAGTCTATATTGTCGATAAGCCCCAATTCAAGAGCTTCGGGTGCAAAATACATTTTACCGGTGCCCCAGGATGATCGATCTGCAGTTAGTTTGCCTTCACGGTTTGTTTCGATCATTGTAAGAAACATTTCATTGTAAGTGTCAGCTGTTTTTTGTACTGCCTTTGTATCACCTTTCAATGCATCGTAGTAATCCTTGTTTTTATCCTTAGATGCAGATGCGTATACTTCAATGATATTGATACCTTCTTTTTTGAATTTCTCTACATAACTTACAATATTCATATATGTACCGATAGATCCTACGCGAGCATAATCGCTGTTTGCAACAATTATATCGGCACCTGAAGCAATTCCATAAGCAGCTGAAGCAGCCATATCTGAAACAAATGCTACAATTGGCTTGTTACGCTTAGATATTGTTTCGGTAAGTAAACGCATTCCGAGACCGGAACCACCACCAGAGTCGATGTTCAATACTATTCCCTTAATATTATCATTTGAATAGCATCTTTGAAGAATTCTGGATTTTGTAATCATGCCGGCAGGTCCGCAATTTTGATCGTGCTTTTCGATAACACCGCTGATGTCGATAATAGCTATTGAATCCTCAGGTGCATCTTCGGGAGCAACATCGTCTCCATATTCTGATATTTCAAAACCGGTTGCATTATTGACTGCTACACGGAAAAAATCATCCTGTTTAGGTTCAACAGGCTGAATATTTCCTTTGAGATAGGATATGACAATGGGCAGGTAGTTGGAAGCGAATTGTTCTTCCATTAACCACACGTTGGAGAGAATTCCATGTTTATGTAACATTGGCAGTATTGGTTTTACATTATGAGCTCAAAAAAAGTAATTCAAAAGTACCGGTAATCAACAGGCAATTAAAGGACGGTTAAAATTGGCGTAATCGATTATATATATTATCTGCAATATTTAACATATTGTGTTATAACTGTTTACTGTTCTAATTTGAGGATAGGTATCGGTTGACGACCAACAAGTGAAACCATCTCGCCAGTATCTCCTTCGGCACGATCTGATGTGATTGGATATACAGATCCGGAAAGCGGGAAAGAAAGAGTGCCGTAAACTGTCTCATTTCCCATTGGATCCGTAAGTACTGCGATCATTTTATTGAATGGCCGTAAAATCAGATCTGTTTGATTTTTTGCCGAAATAGATATGTTTATTTCGTAAATAAGTCCGCTTTTTTCTCTCGTCGGTGAAATTACCGGAGAAATACCATCTTTTTTGGCATCAATATCTAAAAATGAACTTTCGGGTTTTAAAGTGATTTTTGCTCTTTTTCCGATGATCACGAATGAATCAATATATTTTGTTTCTATTATCCTGGCACGGATGAAACCGCCCATTCTGTCAGTTGTATTCATGTTTGTAAATATTATATAAGTGATTGATATTTAGTGAGTGGTAAATGTTTTACATGTTTTGTGTAATAAAGAGGACATATCAGGCCATCTGCTCGCTGTAATTTTTCTCCTTTTTTCGCCGATTAAACTCATTTCGTCGCAAACGATAGAATTCTTTTTTATAGGCATCCTCTGAAATGGAATTAATTCCGTATTCGCACATGAACCAGTGAATTGACTCGATATATGTAATTCCCTGGCGTTTGTTTGTTCGAAGCCGATGGTGGAGCTCTTCGAACATAATTTCTTCAATCTTTTTCTCGATAATAGACTGAGATCGGGCAGATAGGTAGTTGTAATATTCCGGTCGTTTGCCAACAGCACGTGAAGGAAGAATGATTTCGAGATTACCGGTATCAAAAGCAGGAGCGTTTACAGGTCGTTTTGCCATCAGATCCCATATTGTTATATAAATATCGGATCCGGGCGGAAATGAAACTGGTTCGTCGCGACAACCGGCGAGCCAACCTTTGACATATTCTGCCAGGTGTGCTTTGATTTTGATTTTTGTTGTAATCATATTTTTAAATACTTGACAGTTAATAGTTTATTAATATTAAGTTACAAAATATATTTCGAATTTACAAATGTAATTCGAGAAATATTCTGAATAATTATTATCTAGTAAGGTGCCCTGCGTAATACATAGGTTTTTTTTTGTGCAATCGTGCGTTTTTTTTATACTGTTTATGTATAAAGCTGATATACAGGTTTATATGTCTATTTTTTGAACGTACTATTTTGTACTATCCTGTACTTTTTCGTACTATTTACGTTTTTGTGCGGAAAAGTACAAATCGTGCGGAATCGTGCGAAATTCGTGCAGAGTTAAATTAATGATATTTAACGGTTTATGTGTTTAAATTTTTGGTTTGCACGATTGCACAGTTTTTTTGTTCCTTTTTTTATAAGTCTATTTTCAAAATATAATAATAAATAAATAATATATTATATGTCTTGGCTGTTGTTTGGCTGTATGTGATTTTGCGCCCTCTCCTGGGATTGATTTTTTAGCGTCTGTACAATTGTTCCATTTCTTAAAGTACCACGGAAAAAGGATGCAAAGGAAAAACCGCGAGCGAAAAGAAAGGTATTATAAAAGGAATTCGTGCACTAACGTGCACTCATAAGTAATAAAATAGCCCCACGCTTCACAGCGTAGGGCTATTGAAGTGATAATCTTTAATTGAACTACTGGTATACTGCTTCGCAAAGGAACTCGTATTCGGCCTGTAAACGCTTCACTCCTACAACTACTGCAATGCCTCGTGTAGCAAGCTCAAACATACGCTGCAGAGTGATGGGACTTTCCCTTAGATTGTGCTCTTCTGCACATACAAAGTAACATTGTTGAATGTCGTAATCATATACAGTTGGCTTTATAAGCTTTGATGCGTCTACAGGGGTTAGTGCAAAGCCCAGGCGAACCATTGTTGCCTGGATTAATTTGCGCCGTTCTACTCTATCGGGGTGAACTACTACTATGATTTTGTTTTGCTTCATAATCGTAATGTTATTTTGTTAGTAATGATTTTCTAACTCGTAATGTATATCATTGCTGTCTGTTCTCTCATCACGTCCACATTTAATAATGCTACATTCTAAATCTCTCAGACTACAATAATCACATGCATACCTAAGGTCTGTATCTTTTACGGCCTTGTGACGCTGTTTAGACTTGTTATCATTAACTGTAGTTATCGTTTTTCCAATTGTTGTTTCGATCATAGTTGTGTTATTGTAGTTATGCCAATGGCTGGTAGGTTGTTTTGTAATTGTTTCCATTCTATTCTTTATTATTGTCATAAAACCTATTTTCTAATATCTTTACACGTCCCATCTCTAGATACTTTTTTCCCATTGAGGTATCTACCGTTTCCGGGTTTTTGCTGAAATCGTCTTTTTGTTTTACTAGTCTGTTGTATGTCATATCGTTTCTATTTTTTGTATTACATGTCTTAAATATCCGTAGCTGGTGGAGTAGGCTTTGCGAATTGGACAATACTGCCCTTCTTGCATGAGATCTGTATCATTAATTGGCAGGTATGAACCCAGCCAAATAGAAGGTAATGCAGACTTCGGATCTACCTCTATTATCATCCCGGTGTCATCGCAAATGAAACTTTGAAAGTCCTGCCCGGAGTTTAAGAGTGTTACTTTTGTTTTGCTCATATTGTTCTGTTTTTTAAGTTGTATAATTCTCTTTCTGCTCTTATTAACCGCCGGAGTAAAGGCTGCAGTTTACGCCTTTCGATTTCGTACATCCTGCGATAATATTCTGCGCTTCGTTGTGCTTCATTTATTTCTTTTTGCTGCTTAGTAGCGAAGCGACCGTTGCGATCTCTTATGTATGTTCGCCTGGTAACTACCGGCTCTAAAAATGAGAGTTGTGTGTTCATATTAGTAGCTTTACGATTATTATTAAAAGCCACACTGCAATGATTGCAGTTAATACTTTGGTTGTTTTGTCGGCTGTTTTACCGAATAAAATCTGTTCTAACTTTTTCATGTTGTTTAAATATTGATTAGTAAAATATTTGTCAGTGTTGTCAGTTATTCTTTGAATGGCCGGACGTTACGGATTGCATTTTTGGCGTCGTTACGCATGTTTTCATAAGCCTGTTCAACTGCATCATCGGGATGTAATCCGTAACGTGCTTCAGCTGCTGCACGAAGTGCATTGATTGAGTAGTAATCTTCTGCTATGACTCTGAGAGCTTCACGCATTTCATTAAATTGTCTTTTCTTTCTGTTGTTAAATGGAATTATTGCCATGTCATTATATTTATAGTGATTAAAATTCTTTAGCTTTAGGAGTGAAGGGTAGGTTATCATTACTATCTGTTACATCTGGGCGTTCGTCTCCATTGCTCCATTTGTCTGCATCGCCGATGAGGAAATACTCGACACCGCCAGCTTTGTCATCATCTACCGGGCGACCATCTCCATCGAAGAACATGCTTAGACCGGTTACCGGATCGTATTTATGTGGGTTGAATTTATATCCTTTCCACTCGCAATATTGACGTATTTTCTTCTTGAAGATTGTAGCTGTTGTGTATTTGCGTTGGTCTGGAGCATACTCCAGGAATTTCTCGTATAACTCACGACGTACGAGGCGTGTGTTTCTGCGTGTATCGTCAGAGAAGTATTCATCTGCCCATGAAAGGAAATCTTCGCCCATAGATTGACGTAACTGCCGTTGTTCGATACGATCTGAAGGAGCTTCAACTACTCCGAGACGTAGATAAAGTTGCACGCATTCGGCCAGAAGATTCCACATGAGGTTCCATTGTTCAAAATCCCACTCATCAAAAAATAACACGCCGAAATCATCAACCGGTTTGTGAGTGTCGTTGTAGTAGTCGGAGAAAGCTATTTTCCATTGTCTATCATTGAATGAGGATCCTTCTCCATTAAGAGCATGGTTAGTTGTGATGTATATTTTTGGTGATTTGTAGAATGAAAGAGTTGCGCGACGATCACCCTTATAATTGACAGACCAGTCGCCAGTTATATTGGCAAACAAGAATTCAAAAGGGAAATTGGTGCGAACGTCGTCAACAAATACAATTTTTGTTTTCTCTGTTAGTTCATCCCAGAGAAAGTTATCTTTATCGATATCACGATGCTTACCATTTATGCTGATTGTTGGAATTACGTTCTTAAGCATTTCACCTATGATTGATTTACCCGAACGGCCGTTTGACAAGCCTACTTCGGATTGTTTGCCATCCATGGCAACAACTGCACGGGAGACTGATCTATCTTTTGCCGATAGCAACATATAACCGATTGCACATAGTTTTGATACTAAGTGAGTGTTGTTCTCTGATATTTCATGCTCGGATATTTCTTCCCCTTTTTTCTCTAATCGCCAGGTGAAATTTGATGCGTTAACAAGGAACTGAAGGAAGTGACATTTACTGCCATTGGCTGTAATGTTTACATCGTAATTTTTATCGTTTTTCTTTACGTATAAAAGTGGTGTTGTGCGTTTAGCTTGAAAATTGTTTACCTGCTCGCGCCATAGCTGGTGTGTTATTGAGGTGTAGTCGGTTTCTTTTATACCATCTTCGCGCACTTCCCAAAAGTTATCTTTGAAGTAGAACATTTGACGATCTCGGCGAGGATCTTCGAAGTTAGGTTTGTAATAGTATAGGTTGGATAGTTTTTCGGGGCCTAAGAATTGTGGGCCACCACGGTGTAACATCTCTAGCACTTCTTCGTTTGCAATCTCGCGCGTAAAGTCTTTTACGAAGTCGCGTATTTTGTCAGTACTGGGTACTGTTTCAATAAATGGGTGTTCTACTCTGATATAATCGAATGTGCCATCTAATTTTTCGAAACGATAAAAGCCTCTGTTTTGAAGGAAACGGAATGAACGTTCATATCTAAATTTATATTCTTTACGTTCGTTTCCTTCTCTGTCGTATTTTACGATTTCGTCCCAATACTTTTCTTCCGGCTCTATTGGTTGAGCTGATTCGATATCGCCTGTTTCGTTGAAGCGCCAGCGATACTTACCAATACGAAACTCAGGAAGGTTCTTGAGCACGTTGCGATGAACCTTTGCGAAATCAGATGCATTGTTTAGACTCCAAAGATCAGCTATTTTTGAATCGCTTAATGTTGTAATTTTGTGTAACTGGAGATATTTACCGGAGAGCGAGCGTTCATTTATCAGGTAATCGATGTCTGCCTTAAGCTCTTCCTCTTTTCCTTTTAGGCTATTTGCCAAAAGGTCGTCAATACCCTTGTCGTTTTTCTCATTTTCTTTTACATGGCCAATAAATATTTCAAGATGTATTGATCGTGAATTGCGAAGCTGTACACAATATTCTTTAAAGTTTTTTGCAGCTGTGAAAAATGAGCGAGGACGCTGATCGGCAAAATCGTTTATATTTAAATTATTTGAGATATTATTCCAGTCTGAATCAAATAGTAAGACAACCTCTTTAACCTTGCATGAATGGATTAGCTTAACAAGATCTTCGTGTAGAACTCCATTACGCCCTAGATTATGTATGCCGGATATAGCAACTGAAGGTATCCCTTCCTTACATGCTTTTTCTGCTTTCTTCTCACCTTCCTGTATAAATAGTCGTTCGATTTCTTCACCAGACTTATACTTTTCGCGGATCTTATGCGGTATATAAATAAACGATCCGGAGCCTGCAGGTGATTTGTATTTGAATGGTTTGCCATTTTTATCTAAATGCTCATTAGGGAATTGCCAGCGTACACGAAAATACTCTTTAATCTTACCGGTGCCTTTTCCCTTCAGGACCTGTTCGTATTTAACCGGTTCGCCTTCGAGGTCGTAATATTCAATTATAACATCATCACCATCTATTATTTCGTTGCGACTGTTTACTGTACCTGCACGAAATACATTTGAAACGGTAGTTGTTTTATTTTCGTCTTTGAGAATTATTTTTGCTTGTACGTCTGCAGCTGTTAACCCCGATTCTTTAAGCATTTGAGCACAATATGTGCCTTTGCTTTTTTTCTTTTGTTTTTGCTCTGGCTTTTCTAACTGTATATTGAATTGACGTGCCAATTCGCTTAATGCTTCGGGAAATGTTTTGCCGAGCTTCATGTAGAAACTTACAGGATCGTTGCCTCCAAATCCACATTTAAAGCATTTAAAGATGTTTTTCTTTTCGTTGAACTCGAAACCTTTAGTTTCCTGGCAACTGGGACACTGACCATGGTATGTAGTGCCACGTCGAGCCATTGGGATATTATCTTGTATTACATCGAGAAGACGCCCTTCAGCAGCTTTTTTTATTCTTTCTGTATCTTTTTCTGAAATAAACATATGGTTAATTGCTTAGTCTTGTTGTAAATAATTTGGATCTATCCATGAAATTTGGCGGGTGTCGAAAGCCTCCTGCAGTGTAACTCCCAGATGTGAGCAAAGTGCTTTATATTGAGTTTCGGTAAGTTTTGTTTCTCCCCGGTAAGCCGACCACCATTGGCGTTGTGTCATACCTACTGCACGGTAAAACTTTTTTGTTGGTCTGAAATACTCAGGATGCACGAATTTTAGCTTCACCACTTCGTATGCAAGATTTCTGAACTGATTTTTTATTGGGAAGATCCGCTCCCGATGGATGTAAAGTTTGAGGTCGTACTCGTGTACTTGAAGATGTTTCGCCATCTCCTTCGTTGTCATTCTTCCTATATGCGTTCTCACGAATTTTTCGTGCTTCCTCCAATTGGTCTGTGTCGGTTTTTTTAAATCTGCTGTAGTCATCTGAAAATAAATATTCGCCCGGGTGCATGTGAATTATGGCAGTTAATAAATCTCTGAATAATGGTTCTGTTTCCTTTTCGCAAACATCGCTGATAGCGAATGATTCTTTTGAATGCATCAATGTTGCTTTGCGGTAGACTCTTTTTACGTATTCCCAAAATTGTTTTTCGCCCATTTGGTTACGGTATCTGTTAAGTAATTCAATGTTCATATCAATTAGTGCGTGATTTAAAGGTTATGAATTCGTTCAACACCAACTGTAGTTTGGATAATTCGAAAAATGGTAAGGTGCGATATTTTAGAACTGTAAGATTTTGTAGTGTCACAATGTGAACTATTTCAATGATTTTAGAATTGTTTAAGCGTGTAATGTCGGCATCGTTGAGGCAGAAATTGAATCTGATTTGTCTGTTCTCGTCTGTTAGACGAGAGTGTTGAATTAGATATGTATATTCTTCCATGGCATTATGCAATTAAATCTTCGCGATGTCTGTGAGAACGTGATCGAGTAACAACTCTTTCTGTTCTTGCACGAGTTCGCAAGCGAGGTTGAGTAATTTGTGAGGTTTCCTTTATTTCTCCATAGGAGAAGATTATCAAGAGTGCTATACTTACAATTTTAGTTACCAGGGGTGAGAGACTGAAACTAATATTGAAGTGAGTGCAAAACCACCAGGCAGAAAGCTCATTAATTTTAGAGCAGCCTGTTTTCTCGTATATATTTCTGACATGCTTATCAACAGTGTGTTCGGAAATAAAGAGAAGGCGGGCTACATCTTTTTTTGCTGCCCCCCAGGCTATCATTTCTGATATTCGCTCTTCCTGTCTTGTTAAGAATGCTGTCATGATCCCCAAATTTCATAAATGCCATATTCGTGAAAAATAGCCTCTATGGCTTCCGCTTCTGATACCTTTGGCTCAACGGTGCCATCGATACGTAATTTCCATGATGCACGTGAACTTGGTTTTAAATTAAGGGCTTCTGTAATTTTTCGTCGAACTTCAGCCGCATCCTTTTGCTGAACTTGCGAGAAACCTTTTTTAAAAGAATATTTATCCATTTTGATGTTTTTGGCGGTAAATACTGTGTTTACGCTATTTTGTTGCGTTAATTATTTATTTACCTTTGTTTTGTTTTTATTTACGTTGCAAACATACGGAATATATTCTGAATAATACAAATAATTCGGAATAAATTCTCAGAATATTTTACTATGGACTATAATACTCTATTATCCAAGCGTTTAAAAATTATTCTTAATGAACAATTTGGAGGAAATTATTCTGCTATGAGCAGATTAATGGGAGTTACAGATGGCGCGTTAGGTAGCTATATAAGAGGAAAGAAGCAAAAAGATGGTAGTATTAGAATATCAACACCTTCGGCAGAAGTTATTGCAAATATTATCAATAATCTGGGAATAAATTCCGAATGGCTATTGTTTGGGACGGGTGATATGAAGGTTAAACAAACTACAAATGTGGTAAGCGAGCCTGAACAGGAATATATTTTATCTGAAAATAGATTGCTTGCGATAATAGAATCACAACAGAGAGTTATTGAATCGCAAAGTAAAAGTATAGAGAATTTGTCGGATGGGGGCAACGGTACTGCGGAAGGTGCAAACACTGCGCGTGTAAGAAAGGGAAGTTGATACCACTAACACCCAATTTATCAGAGGGTTGTTAGTGTTTTTTTTAGGCGTTCACCGGGACGGCCCCCGGGACAAACTTCGTTAATTTAGAAAATAAAGTATTTCGGGCAGTGTGATAATTGTGTTTGCAAAATTAATAATGTGATATGATTAATTCCTGTGAAAGAGTGATATATCTTATTTTTATTGCCGATATGCCGGCACAGTATCGGCACAGAACAGGTGATATTTCGAAGATTTTGATTTTTTAATGTATTGATAATAAGTAGTGTAGTAAAATAAAAGGGGAGGGAGATAGTCCCTCTCTCTCCGCGAAAAATGTTTTGAAGTGCTCTGTGAAGAGCAAAAAAAGAAACAATAGCGAATA